ATTGTGATAGAATGCCAGCCAGTGGAAATATAACTTATGAAAAATTCAATGAATCCATTTCCACCATAATAAAAGTACAAAAAAAGGTCAAATAAATGAAAAAACTATTGTTAGGCTTATTGTTAATATCAACCAGTACGCATTCACACGTAATCAAAACTGAAATGCTACCTTCTGACGGTGTGCAAACTTTTATCAGTAAGATGAAATCTCATCACGATATTGTGCTGCAAAATAATAAAGACTTTATGCAAGTTTTTTATGTTTACACTGAGATTTGCCCAGGTGAGCACCATTGCATTCATGATTACAAGAGCTATTCAATGTTCCCACATGCGATTAAAAGCTTTCATGTGACCATGCATGCTGAGAGAATTTATATGCAAGTCGGAGATTTTCCATTAACGGCAACGACAACCATTGTTGGAGATGAAGGATATACGGTTAAGGACAGTAATATTATTCATGTGACGCCGAGGTTTTAATCAAATGTATGCAATTTTATCTATACTATTTTTGATCTATATTATTTTCGTAGTGAATTAAATTTCCATGTACCCGAGAGAGTTACTCGCTCTCTCGGGTCTTTTTAAATACTTAACCACATAAGGTCTGAATTTATGCAGCAGAAATATAATAAACTAAAACAAAAACAAATTCTAGTTGAACATTATATAAGAAGTGATGAGGCCAAAAATATGCTTAATATCTATGAAGCAGTAGTGATAAATATTTTAGCATCCTACATTGGTGATGGTAACGCTAATAATAATATGTGTTGGGAAAGCCAAAAAGAATTGGCACGATCATGTTTTATGTCATTACGTCAATTAAAGCGAGCATTGAAATCATTATTAGATAAAAAAATAATCAATATTAAAAGAAAACAATATAAAAATTATTATTCATTTAATGAATTTTGGTTAGAAGAAGTGAGTAAATATTCATCGCACTTAGATGCAGTTAAATCATTTAAAGCAAAATCAGATATGCCTAATAGACCTTCAGATAGGTCTATTAGTCCTAACTCACCTATATATAATAACAAAAATAATAACCAAAGTTATCCACAAGCAAAAACATGGGATGGTCCTGCTGAAACGAGAAAAAGTTGTCCGAATGGTGCATGGCATTGAAAAAATCGTCTATCTGAACTTGAGTAAAAAGCAGCCTAGTGAAGACTCCTATGTAACTTATGATCGAGAGATAAGAAGAAAAATGAAGAAAAATCAAAGCTTGAAATGAATAAATTCGCCGCATTCGGTTAAAGGCGAATTTATATTGGTCTAAGCGATAAAGCATAAGTTAATGATTTGCATGAAAAAAAAATTCAAAAATATTTATACAGCATTATTGCATGCGGCTTCATCCGCCTTTTAGATATAACAACATCAATCAACATAATTTAAGGAGTATTTTGTATGGAAGAGGATTTTAACCCTTTAATCAGACGCCCAGCATTAAAAAAATTGCTTGGTGGTGTAAGTGATTCGTCGTTGACGAGATGGGAAGAGTCGTTGGGATTTCCGCGCCGCTGAAACTGCTGAAGCAGGATCACCATTACTTGAGGAATTTATGAAGATGCAGCATTAATCTTTAGAATGTTTTTCATTTGGATTTTCATGTTTGTGAATGTCGGTCAATAGAGATGCTATTTTTGCACTAAAGTCATGATCAATCTTTTTATGTTGAAGGCCGTGTACTACTTTAGACTTTTCCAAGTCTGACTTATGATTATAAATATCAAGTTGAGCATCATTATCTATTTTATGTGCATCTAATAAAAGTTTAGCTTTGTCTAATTCATGTTGCTGTTGTTTAAGTTGTAATTCTTGAGCTTTCGCCTGAATTTGGGCTTTTTTATTTTCCATTTCTTGCTGCATCATTAACATTTGTGGATTTGGTTGAGGAGGCGGCGGCTGCTGCCCTTTTTCTTTCGCAATAATTTCTGGAGGAACAAGATTCATTAATCTTTCTTTTACTGTTTCGCGTTGTTGAATATCTAAATTATCTGCCCATAAATCGGCAATAAGATTGAAAACTTGAGGATTAACAGCAACAGTGTTCTGAAAATATTCAAGTGCAATATCACGTTGGACTGCAAAGCTTGGTCCCGAATCAATCTCAACATCAAAATCGCCAATGCCAAGATCATTCTTCACATTACCATCATTATCACGTTCATTAATCGTAATAGGCTCTGATTTGCCGTCTTTTTTGGATAGCATCATCGATCTTTCATCTTGGCCTATGATATAGGGCAATAGATCATTAACGACTCTACCACCCTGTTCAACAGCTTGCGCCATGTTGTCCTGGAACACATAGGCACTCATGCTCCCTTCGAGTTTACGTTCACGTCTTGCTTTGCCAGAGATATCGCGTCCTTGTAATGCCTCGGTTTCACTAAATCCCAAAATTTCTCTAATATCTTGAGTTGCTCGTTGGAAATTTTGCATGATTGCTGGTGATAAATCCCAAGGTGGTTGTTTGACTGGCATCTGACCAGTTTTGGGATCTGGCTTGGCTCGCAATATCCCCATTTGAAGCTCAGGATTACGCCAATCCTGTTCATAGCCAGAAATATTGTCAGGGGTTCCCAACCACTGCTCACGGCGTCTATTTTTGACCTCTGCGGCAATTTCAGATCCGAAATAATTAACACATTTTTGAGCATCACGAGCTTCATGAATAAATGACCTTGTGTATTGTCTGCCTTCGATATAATAACTATCCCCGTCCACAAAGATAATCGGCAATTGTTTGCTTGGCCATTCACTAAAATCAATAATTTGATTTTTTATAAGCCTATAATGCATGATCCTATAATCTTGTGTTTGACGTTCACCAATAACCTGCGGCTTAATTTTATCAATAATTCCTTCTACTTCCGTACCTTCGGTAATTTGTTTTTGTTTCTTCCAATTTTCATTGAGTTCTTCAAGCTCAGATTCATTGACAGTACTACCATCAGATAGCTTATAAATAATGATCGGAAACCATTCTTTAACGAAGTAATCAGCAACTGTAATAGTGTCACGAGTCTGCCACTGGAAATCGAGTAGCATATAAGGATCAATGTAAGAAACTGGATCAGTGACGTAAGGATAAGTTGCGAAAAATTCATCCCGTGTAAATACATAGAACCTCCCGCAATAGTTGCCATCACCCTTATGTGGTTTTAATGCTGTCGGATCAAAGATAGTACGCGTAGGGTCGCTGATAAGATCATATTTAATAATTTGATTAAACGAATGGGGCGATTCATAATCAAGCATGATTTGAAATGCACCAAAACCCATCATTAAGGCGCTCTTAAATGCTGTTTGATAAACTAAGTCGTTCTGACTTTGATAGGATATTGTTCGGATTAAATCGGCTCGGAGGTTTATTTGTTCTTGTGTTGCTTTACCTGTTAGGGATCGAACTATTATGTCTGGCTTGTTTTTCCGTTGCTCGCCAGCTATTTTCTTAACTGCATCATAAAGCTTATTGAATGTCATCGCGGGTTTGAACAACCGCGTGAATTCAGACCGTTCTATAGCTGTCCATTGGTCCCTGATACAGAAATTTAGATCATCTTTGCCTCTAACAATGTTCTCATTGAAATAACTGTTCCAGATGTTGAAATGCTTCATGGCCTGACTAAGCACTTCTTGCTCATTGATGCCTGCATCATTGAGCATTTTAAGGCGCTTTGATTCCATTTCGTCAATAACTTCTGGATCTAGCGTTTTTTCATCCGATAATTCGCGTTGCATCAATAACCATCCTTGGCTAATAAAAAATGCCGGTTTTATTCCCGTATACCGGCCAATACGTTATTCAAGGCAAGGAAGGAGCCTGTGGAATTCATGCCGGATTCATTCCACAACGTCCGGCAGCGTCGCATGAAGCTCAAGGGAGAGCTGGAATTATGGTAATGACGATAACGTAATCGTGCCGCTAGCGCTAAATACAGGCTTATAGAATTGGTTTCCATTACTAGCTGCTACTTGGACAATATCAGTTGAATAAAGCGCTATAGCATTCATTTTAACGTAATTGTTCAGATAGCCTGCTGCTGTAATAGATGACAGTGAATCGGTACTATTCAATTCACAGAGCCTCGGAACCATATAATTTTTACCAGGAGAATTGGTGCGTAGGGAGATAATCGCCATGATTGATATCCTTATCAAATTGAGTTCATTGGCATAATTATAGCGCGACTTATCCCAAATTACATCATTCGGCTGGCAGCATACTGATTATCATTTGCAGCACTGAACCTAGACCGCAAACGATATTGCGTATTAAAGGATCAGGAATGACCTTGCATAATGAATTAACAGTGTTTGCAATGCCTTGTAGGATTTCTTTAAGTAGCTTCCAATCGAATTGATGGATCAATTGTTCTTCTTTAGATTTAATTTCGCTTTCCATGAATAACGTCCTTGTATCGGTAATTAACCCCATACTATGCCTTTTCCACCACAAACTATACACACATTTCCTTTGCCTTCACAAACAGAACACCTATATGGTTGAATACGATGTTCAGATTCTAACTTATCTATTTTATCTTCTAATTTTTCTATCTTTTTGCTAAAACTCTTCATTAATACAAGATCTATAAGATTAATTTTATTTATTCTTTCTTCCGAGTCGTTATTAATTATCTCA